ACTACCTGGGCGAACTGCTGACCGTTTACCCCGCATAAGAGGACGATATGAGCACATTTAAATCCGTTGTCACCACGCTTGGACAGTCGCGCATCGCGGCGGCCATTGCGGCGGGGACTGACATCAACATTACGCAGCTTGCCGTCGGTGACGGCAACGGCAAGGCGACCACGCCGGTCGCCACACAGACCAAGTTGGTTAAAGAGGTGTACCGCACGCCGCTCAATTCCTTAAAGCTGGATCCGACTCATGGCAACTGGGTGATTGCCGAGGCGGTGATTTCTGCGAGCGTCGGCGGTTTCTGGATGCGCGAAATGGGGCTGTTTGCCGACGACGGCACGCTGATTGCCGTCTGTAATATGGCGGACACTTACAAGCCTACCCTGGCGGAAGGTTCAGGGCGCACGCAGACTTTACGGATGGTGATTGCGGTCAGCAATACCGAAGCCATCAGCCTGCTGATCGACGACTCGGTGATTATGGCCACCGAGCAGTATGTGAATGACCTGCTGGCCGCACATGAAAAATCCCGCAACCACCCCGACGGCACACTGACGGCAAAAGGTTTTGTCCAGCTTAACAGCTCGGTCAGCAGTACCAGCGAGGTGCTGGCCGCCACGCCCAAAGCGGTCAAGACCGCCAACGACAATGCCAACACCCGCGTACCGTCCACCCGCAAGGTGAACAATAAAGCGCTGAGCGCTGACATTACGCTGGAGGCGGCGGACGTGGGGGCGCTGCCTGTCGCGTCCGCCGTTCTCGGCACCGCGAATATCAACACGTTTAATCTGGCAAACATCGGGGTTTACGTGCAGAGCACCGGCGCGAATGCCACCGTCGCCAATGGCTATCCTGCAGGCTCCCAGGCGGCGGGCGTGCTGGAGGTTATCCCCGCGTCCTGGACGGGCGGCGTGCTGCAGCGTTACACCGTGCAAAATACCGGCATGGTGTGGACGCGTGCGCTCAATGCTTCCTGGAATGGTACGGACGGACCCTGGCGTGACTGGGTGCAGGCCAGCGCGGTGAATTCCGTCACGGTGCCGTCGGCCATCCTGACAACCACGGATATTAATACCCTGGGCTTTGCCAGCGGAGCCGGAAGTGCCGCCCTGTACGCGCAGCCTAAAAATGCCAACGCCACGGCGGCGTTGCACTATCCGCAAGGCATCGCAGGCACGCTGTATGTCACGCCGAGTGCCTACGGGTGTCAGCAGATGTACGTCACGTTTACGGGCAATATCTGGAATCGCGGGTTGTCCGCTGACTGGAACGGCGTGGATGGTCCCTGGAAAGAGTGGGTGCCAACGTACAGCGCGAATAACAAACCCACCGCCGCCGACGTGGGCGCGTGGACGGCCGCGCAAAGCGCCGCCAGTGAAAAGGCGCTGTCTGATGAGGTGGCGACGGCGTTTAAAATTCGCCCGAATTTAACCGCGACGGACTCGCCCAACGCGCTGCATGGCACGGCCATGCTCGGGCATTACGGCGTGCCCGGTGCCGCCGCCGCGACCACGGACAAAGGCTATCCGATGAACGGGTTTGTCGGTGTCATTTTCGTGACCTGGGGACCGAATGCGACGCAGCAGATTGCCTTTAACAACAACGGACGACAGTTTACCCGTGGCGCGTCGGGGGCGTGGAACGGCGTCGATGGTCCCTGGACGGCCTGGAATGAAATTTACTGCCAGGCGAATAAACCGACACCGGCAGACGTCGGCGCATTACCGGCGGGCGGGACGGCAGTCGCGGCGTCCAAACTCGCCACCGCCCGCAAGATTGCCGGTGTGGCGTTTGATGGCACGCAGGATATCAATCTCAGCGCGGCAAACGTCGGCGCACTGCCTTCAGGCGGCACCGCCGTTGCCGCAACCAAACTCGCCACTGCCCGCAAGATTGCCGGTGTAGCGTTTGATGGCACCCAGGATATCGGGCTGAATGCCGATAATGTGGGCGCACTTCCCCGCGCGGGCGGTGATGTGAACGGTCGCGTGACGGCGAATTATCTCCGGGCGATAACCATCCCGCACCCTGGCGACGGGCAAGGGACCTATTTAGGCTGGAACGAAAGCGGCGGCCAGGGCGAATCCGACTTTGTGAACAACCGGGGCGGCGGCGTGGGGGGCTTTCTTTTCCGCACCGTAAATCAGGCGAATTCCGTCCAAACGGGCTTTGTCAGATTTACCGGCACCGGCGACCTGGCGACACAGGGGAGTATTTCCGCCGAAGGCGGCGGGATTTATGAGATGGGGCAGCGCGTTTTCAGCCCCAATAACCGGCAGCCAGTGAATACCAATACCGCCAATCTCGGCGGCGGCTGGTGGCGCTGCGGTGACACAGGAATGATTAAGCAGTGGGGCGTCGTCAACAAAGGGAGCCGCGGCTGGTCAACGGTGAATTTCCCCATTCCTTTCCCCAGTACCTGCGTCAACGTTCAGGTGACCGCCATCAATGGCGGCGGCGGGACATTCAGCGACAACTTTGGTACGGCGCAAATTATTAATAACATCGGTTTCACCTGCGGCCAGGACAGCGGCGGCAGTTACTGGGAAGCCACCGGCTGGTAAGGGAAAATAATGAGCAACTATTACAGCGCAGTCACCTCAAGTCTTTATGTTTACAGCCCGCTCACCAACGGTTTTTATCCGCGTGAGTTGCGGGACGTGTACGACGATGCCGGAAGCTGGCCGGATGATGGCATTGCGGTCAGCGATGTTGTTTACCGTGAATATCAAACCCTTCCGCCACCAGAGGGTAAAATGCGGGTTGCGGGCGCTGACGGACTGCCCGCCTGGGGAGATGTTCCGCCGCCGACGGTTGAAGAACTCAGGGCTGAAGCCGTCACGGCCTTGTCCGCGCTGATGGCAAAAGCAAACGCGGCTATCGCACCTTTGCAGGATGCCGTCGATATTGACGATGCCACAGAGGCGGAACGGGCAAGCCTGACCGCCTGGAAAAAATACCGCGTCGCGCTTAACCGGCTGGATTTGTCTGCCGCACCGGATGTTACCTGGCCTGAAATCCCCGCTTAACCGAAGCCCCGAAGAGGGGCTTTGTTTTTTCCCTTCCCCGTTGTGCCATTCCTCACACACCCCGCCCGCCGTGCCTGCGCCGATACAACCAGCGATGATTGACCTCACCCCAATCACAGGAAAAACACCATGGCTGATTATCATCACGGTGTGCGCGTTGTTGAAATCAATGACGGCACCCGCGTTATCTCCACCGTTTCCACCGCCATCATCGGGATGGTCTGCACCGCAGAGGATGCGGACGCCGACGCGTTCCCCCTCGATACGCCGGTGCTCATTACTAACGTGCTGACCGCCGCCGGTAAGGCCGGTAAAACCGGCACGCTGCGCGCCTCCCTGATGGCAATCGCCAACCAGGCTAAACCGGTTGTTGTCGTGGTGCGCGTCGCCCAAGGTGAAACCGAAGCGGAAACCACCTCCAACATCATCGGCGGGTCAGATGAAACCGGCATGTATACCGGCATGAAAGCCCTGCTGTCTGCGCAGACTGAACTCGGCGTAAAGCCGCGCATTCTCGGTGTGCCGGGTCTGGATAACCAGGAGGTGGCGACCGCGCTTGCCGCCGTCTGTCAGCTATTGCGTGCATTCGGCTATGTCAGCGCGTACGGCTGTAAAACCGTCTCTGACGCCATTAAGTACCGCGATAATTTCAGCCAGCGTGAGCTGATGGTGGTCTGGCCGGATTTCGTGGCCTGGAACACCACCACCAACGCCAGCGACATCGCCACCGCCACCGCTTACGCCCTCGGCCTGCGTGCCAAAATCGACGCGGAAACCGGCTGGCATAAAACGCTTTCTAACGTCGGGATCAACGGCGTCACCGGCCTGTCTGCCAGCGTGTACTGGGATTTGCAGACCCCCGGCACCGATGCTGACCTGCTGAACCAGGCGTGCGTCACCACCCTTATCCGCAAGGACGGCTTTAAGTTCTGGGGGCAGCGAACCTGCTCAGACGATCCGCTGTTCCTGTTTGAGAACTACACCCGCACCGCGCAGGTGCTGGCGGACACGATGGCGGAAGCGCACCTGTGGGCGATGGACAGGCCAATGACCCCGACGCTTATCAAGGACATGATTGCGGGCATTAACGCCAAGCTGCGTGAAATGAAAACCGCCGGTCTGATCATTGACGGCACCTGCTGGTATGACGCGGAAGCGAACACCGTCGACACCCTGAAGGCAGGCAAGCTGTTCATTGATTACGACTACACGCCC